ACTGTAAATCTGACGATCTCGCCAACAACAAATGATGCAACACTAGATGATATTGTTACAACTGCATGAGCAGCCTGTGTAATATTTGTAATAAAGAAATAGCTTGGCTCCATATATGGAGGCGCTTGCTCAATTTTAAATGTTCCAGGGCCAGCAGCATCAACAATTCCTGGCATATACAATAAATCAAAATAATGATCAGTAGATACGCTTCCAACTTCAAATCTAAGACCACCAAGCTGTAATGCGCCAGCAGTACTATATATACGTACTACATCGCCATCTACTAAAGCGCCAGTATTGGCACTGTTTACACGAGGACATCCTCCAGCACCACCAGCACCAGTAATGCTTGTTATTGGATAAGTAGTAGCTGACCACGAATCATATATAGATATATCATCATATATATAAAAACCATTTGGTGCTGTCAGCATAACAGGAACAAGCGAACCAACCCCAGCAAGACTTGTATATGAAATACCCGTACCTTTTCCCATGCCACGCTGCCAATAAAATTCTACAGCTTGACCAGCTGGTGCAGCAGCCATTCTCGTTACATTCCTTAGATAAAGCCAATCAACCGAAGATGGAACTTCAGCTCGAAATGCCGCATCCGCAGGTGAGGTATATACACCCTGAATGGTTCCAGTAAAAACAGGACCCATAGTAATCTCCTTACGTTATTATCAAATTTCGAATTAAGGAGGAAGTAATTCTTCCTCCTTAATTAATTATCATTAACCTGCAGATTTGCCTGCTATCCAATAAATAGTATTGCCAGCTACACCACCCGGAGAATTCGCCCCAGCCATTAGTTTCATACCAGTAAATCCTGTATTAAGTGTAGCATCAGAAAGTATGTCTGAACCTGAGGAAAGAGCTGTCGCTGTGCTTTCACCTACAGGAACTACTTGAGGGAATGTAGAGCGGGGACTCGTTGTTAATGGCCATACAAATGCAGCAAATCCAGAAACATCAACATTAACCGTAATAGTATTTGTAGATGTTCCGTCGGTGGCATTAATGGCAACAATTGTAGCTTCAACGCCATCTAATTCTGTCATACCAAAATAAGTATTATCAATTCTTGGAATAACAAAACGAATCTTTTGTCCCACAACATACGCATGTGTAACAGAAAGCGTTACCAACGCGGTACTTGTTCCTGCAACTGCGCTGATCTTTGTGATTATACGCGATGATGGATAATACAGCGGATTATATGGTATGCGACGATATGATCCTGCCAGTGGAGTTGCTGCCGCAATTGCAGCCATATTTATAAGTTGAAAACTTGTATCAGTTCTCACATCAGCAACAGTAAAATCAACTCCGCCCAATTGCAATGCCCCAGCAGGAGCATAAAGGCGAACAATGTCACCATTGCTTAACCCTGCGGTACTTCCTGTAGTTACTACAGGAGGTAATGCATTGTTAATACCTGTTGTTGCAATAAGAGCTCCAGGAGTATTTACCGAAGTGTCTATACGATAAAATCCAGCACCAGCAGCTATTTCCGATATTTTCAAAGCATCGTCAGCTGCAAGTTTAGTATAAATTATGCCACGGCCAGCAGGCATACCACATTGCCAGAAGAATTCAGCGCCAGTATCTGCGCCAGTAGCTGATGCCACGCTTAAATTCGTAACGCGCATCCAGTCAACGCCAGTAGGCAATGAGATATATTGAGCTGTTCCATCAGAGGTGAATACACCTTGAACAGTACCAGAAAAAACAACACTCATATCAATCTCCTTATCTTAATGTGCAACGCAAGTTGGCAATCCAGAGATCATTGAGAATTCGTGGCACCTCTGCAAAAACATACCCTAATGTAACGTTTTGAAACAATGGATCTGAATATACTGCAGGACGATATAAGAATCGTGCTGAATAATTATCTTGTTCAACGCAACAGAGTGATTCCATGCCTTGAATAAATACGTTAAACACATCGCTGCCCAATGTTGAACCATTTGCTGTTACTGAAGCAACAGACGATACCATAAAGCGAACGTTGTTTACAGATCCCCATTCACTGCGCAGCACTTTGTCAGCAGAAGGGTAATTCCACTTAGAAATGAAGCCAGTAATATTATTAAGGTCCTTGATTAAGCGAGTATGTGCTAATGCTAAATATGCATCACGTGTTGGACCTGTGGCAAATTTGTCTTCACCTTCATTAGCATCTAACATCATCCATGCATCATTTGTTAACAATGCAGAGGTAACATCATCAATATCAGAAAGTGAAATATCTGTTGGCAAGTCACCATTTGTGCCGCCAGTACAGTTATAAAAGGTTGCCGTAGCAGCCAACATATCACGCGTTAACTGATCCTCGGTCATTCTGAGTGAAAGGCCAAGCAGCTCAGCCGTTTCGTTAAGAACCATTCTGTTACTTTTTGTGACCTATTTCTAGGCGGGGAAGCTCTTCGGCGTTCCCTCACGATCTTATCGAATCGTGGCCAGACTATCGCACCCTCTATAAAAAGAGGTCTTTTCATTTAGTCGTTCAGCCTGGATAAAATATTTTACTTCGTGTATAATCAGATGGTAATACTGAATAAATAAAGAGGCTGTACAATGGAAAAAACACGAAGAAAATATTACAAAAGATCCGAAGATTTTGTTCCAAAGATTTATAAACCAGTTGATTTGGCATATATGGCCGGGATTATTGATGGAGATGGCTGTTTTTGGATTGGAAAAGTAGCAAAAAACAGAACGGATGGATATGTTAACGATCATTACAGAGGGCTTCTTAAAATTGATAATACCAACATAAACCTTATTGATTGGCTTAATGAAGCTTTTAGTGGTACAAATTCTTCTGTCAATCGCGCTACTTCTACCAAAAAATTTACAAGAGAAGTCTACAGTTGGATTGCAACCGGAGATCGCCTTCTCGATTTGTGTGAACAAATTTTGCCATATTTGGTTTTGAAAAAAGAACATTGCCAAGTAATGATCAAATTTAGAAAATCTTATACTGGCAGACTTGGAAGCACAAAAGTTTCCGAAGAATCTCTCGCGATTCGCAAAGAATGCCTTGAAGAAATTCGTAAACTTAATTCTCGTTGGCATTTACATCCTTTGAAACATAATCTTTAAATCTTTCATCCTTGGCCCTTGTTACCGGTTAGCAAAACGCCACTTCGGCTTCCAAGTCAATTAGAAAAGATTTAACGACCCCGTTCTGGATTTTATTACAAATAGGGTCTTGATTTTGCAGGGTTACCTGTTGGTTGATGGCGACGTATAAACCATAAAATGACATCGTGGCGTCTATGTCCACCCTATTGAGTGGTGTTGCTGGAGGAGTTGCTCCACTAGGACCTAATGGGACCGGTGCTGTAGGTAAGCGATCATAACGCGCCATGCGCAGAGTTCTGCCACCCTTTGAAGGAAGCCTTTTTGTTAAGGCGCCTAATTTCATAATAAGATTAGGCGTTCTTACTGAAAGAAGAACATCATCAAATGTTTGCTGAACAGGAGCTGGCAACGTTGTTGGAGTAGTTATTGCCATATCTGTATCCAAATAAATAAATAAACATTTTACATGAGCCGGACGGGAACTCTTTACGTCCATGGATTGGCGAAATCCGATACGCCATGACTTGGCGAGAGTCGATACGCCTGTGCTTGCGAAGCACGATACGCATTCGTAAGTATAGTTATAGTTAAAACAAAAATACAAGATGACAAAAACTATTGGCAGGACCTCGAGTCAAATCCTGCCAATAAAAAAGGGAGGAGTGGAAATTTATACCCTATTTCTTTTTGCTTCTTGTACTTGTCTACGCAATTGATCTTTTCGTTCTTCTGTCAGCACGCGCCTATCGTACTCACCAACATGAGAGAGTGGCGTTTCTCCTTGTTGAGGAGAAACTGTTGCAACCGAACGCGGTTTTGATCGATTCTCTTCCAATTTTTTATCCTGCGATGGATATGTTTCTTCAATAATTCCCGTATTCTTGATCATTTCATACGCGGTATAACCGCGATCATAAATATCCTGGTTTGCCATAATTGATCGATAAAGCGCTGGCTTTTGCTGAGATAATTTCTCAAGATTTTGTAAATTTACCACGTTATCAAAATCAACAAACTGCGATTTAAGTCTGATTTCTGCATTTGCCAATGAACTTCGTTGAGAAAATTCCTCGAATTCTTTTTTAGTATTTTTAAGTTCTTGTTTAAGC